TCTTTTGGTTAAAACTTCAGAATTATTAATTAGTGACAATATAACTGATTGATATTCAAAACATTCCCACGTTCTGTTACAATATAAAGCCTTTGCAAATTCCATTGCATAACCATTTTTTAATAATGTTGCTTCATGTTTGAATCCACTTCTCCGGTTTTTCCAGTCAAGGACTATCAAGTAGTCTTTATTTAATTGAATTGATTTCATGTTATAGGTGATTAGTTATAAGTTGTCTATATACTATATCAAAGTACAGTATTTGTCAAGGGTATTTTATAAAAAACTATTAATATACTTGTGTTTTCCGCAAGTATAAGCTATAATTAAGTTGTAAAAAAAGTATTTAAAAAGATGTTTTCGGGGGTTCACTTATGCAATTTATTAATAATAGCTATATGCCAAAACAAAATCATGCATTATCTATAAGGAATAGTAATAATGAGGTACTAACTAATAAGCAAGCGGAGTTCTGTAAGGAATGGATAAGGAATGGCGGTAATGGTACAAAAGCCGTATTGAATACATATAAAGCTAATAGCGAAAATGTTGCGGGGGTTATTGCTCATACACAATTAAGAAAAGAAAAGATACAACTATACATTAGGGATATATTGAGCTTAGAGGTAATGAATGATAACAAAATTGACTTGGAATTGAGCAAAGTAATTGTGCAAAATAGCGAGTTAAACGCTAAGAACAAAGCCATTGATACATATAATAGACTAGGAGGACGTTACGAAAAAGATAATAGACAATCAGCTATAACGGTAAATTTAATAAGATTATAGATAATTTTGTCGACAAAATATTTTAATACCCTTAAGCCATGATACAAGCCAAATACAGAGACTTTACACGTTCTAAAAAAGAAGACTTGATTGATTGTGACATCATAAAAGTTGTCGACAAAGCAAAAATCATTGGATATTTTATATCAGAGGATCAGTTTAACCGTTTATCAGAACCAAAAGAAAGTGTCGACAAAACTGTCGACAAAACTGTCGACAAAACAGAATATAACCTTGATTACAATGATAATATAATAGAATGTGATAAATGCGGAGCTAATAATGAATGTAGAACATATTGGGAGAACGGTGAAGAGTATGGATTTTGTGAGGTATGTTTTGCAAGTCTATATGGTAAATACTATAAGAGGGTATGGAATAAGGCGACTAAAAGATAAATAGGATGTTACCCCCCACAACCACTTTAAACACGCCGTCACAGGCTCTATATGAGTTTGTTATGTGTTATGTGACTTATAGATTGAAGAGTTTAGTTGTATAGGTATAAGCTCATCAGACAAAGAGGGGGTGAGGGGCAACCAAAATGACCCACGCCCATAGGTACTCACCATTTATTTTTCCCATATTTCAGTTTAATATTAATTTACTTTTTATTTAATAGATGATATATTTGACTCATGGATGTTAACTTACCTATATTGAAATTGAGAGAATATCAGCTACCTTTGTGGAGGCATATTCAAGATGGTGGATTGAGAGCTTTCTCTTTATGGCATAGAAGGGCTGGTAAGGATATTACTTTATGGAATTTAATGATCTATAAGGCTTTTGAGAGGAAAGGTATTTATTATTATATGTTACCTACTTTAACTCAAGCTAGGAAGATTATTTGGGATGGTATTACTAATGATGGGATGAGGTTTATTGATTATGTTCCGAAAGAGGTTTTGTTTAATAAGAATAATGCAGAGATGAAATTGGAGTTGACTAATGGTAGTATTATTCAGTTGGTGGGGACGGATTATGTTGATAGTATTAGGGGAACTAATCCGATTGGGTGTGTTTTTAGTGAGTATGCTTTTCAGAATCCAATGGCATGGGAGGTTATTAAGCCTATATTGAAAGTAAATGGTGGATGGGCTTGTTTTAATACTACTCCTAATGGTAAGAATCATGCGTGGGAATTGTTTGAGATGGCGAAGGATAATGATAGTTGGTTTACAGAGGCTTTGACTATTGATAAGACTGGTGTTTTGAGTAAGAAGGATATAGAGGAGGAGAGGAATGAGGGGATGACAGAAGAGATGATTCAACAGGAATATTTTGTTTCATTTAGTGTGGGGGCTTTGGGGTCTTATTATGCTAGTTTTGTAGAGGAGGCGAGAAAGGCTGGGAGGATTTGTACTGTTCCTAATGAACCTAATTTGAAGGTGGATGTTTATTTCGATCTGGGGAGAAGTGATGCGACGGTTATGATATTTACTCAAAAGGTTGGGAATGAGATAAGGATATTAGATGTTTATAGTAATACTGGGGAGGGTGTTTCTCATTATTTGAAGGTTTTGGATGGTAAGGGTTATAGGATAAATACATTATATCTGCCACATGATGCTACTTTTAGTAAGATGGAAAGTGATAAGACTATTGAGGAGCAGTTTAGGGAAGGAGGATATAGGACTGAAATAGTTGAAAAGTTAGGAGTACAGCATGGAATACAACAAGTTAGGAAATTGTTTCCTAGATTTTGGTTTGATAAGGATAAAACTAAAGATCTTATTAAGGCTTTGGAGAATTATCATGCAGAATATAATAGTAAGTTGAAAGTGTTTAAGGATAAACCTCTTCATGACTGGAGTAGTGATTTTTCTGACTGTTTAAGATATTTAGCAGTTTCTCACAAAAACAGTACATATAGACCCAAATTTATTGATAGTGGATTTAATAGATATTCTGCGATTTGATTTTATTTTTTAAAATGGTATAATGGGGGTGTTATTTTCATGGTAACTTGGTTAGGCCGATTTCCTCATTTATGGGGATTTTGGTTTTATGTTGAAATAATATTAAAAGTATGAAATAATTATATTACGAAAACCCCACGTAAGAGGGTACTAAATAACTTATGTTTTTTATGGATTCTAAATTACCTAAATATAATGATATTGAGGCTTCATTCCGTAGTGATATTATTGTCAGTATGGAAAATGCTAAGGAACAACGTTCACAATCTCATGTAGAGTTTGATGATATGGATTATGTTACGTATTGGACTACGAATGCTAAGGCTGCCAATGCATATATTCCACCTAAAGTAGATGAGCAAGATGTTAGAACTACGAGTGGTACTACTTTGGAGAAGAAAAATGTACTTCTGACTTCTATATTGAATCTGAATCTTGAACCAGATATAGAGGCTTATGATAAAAGTGACAATCATATAGAGGAATTAGGTACATTAATGGAGGATTTAATCAAAAAATCTCGTAAAATAGAGAATTATGATGAAAAAAGAATTGATATTTATAATGAATTTCTATCACAAGGTACTGTTTTCTTAGAAGATAGATATTTAGAGTTTCAAATTCCCGGAAAAGATGTGGAGAGTTTTGGTCTTGATGATGTATGGGGTATAAAATGGAAGAAAAAAATAGATAAGATATATAAAGAATGTTCTTCGATATTAATTACCGGATTAAATGTTTATTTGGGTAATATTCGTGAATCAGATATACAAAAACAACCATTTATTGTTCTAAGAAGACTTATTTCTGCTTCTGAAGCTAAATCTATATATGGTAAATGGAAAAGATTTGAAAACGTTCCAACAAAACTTGAAAAATTAAACAGTAATGAGAAAGTGGATAATGTTGAGTATAATAACTGGACACTTGAGAGTTTTAAAAAGAATATGGTGGAAGAAGTTAGATATATGAACAGGTGGACCAATGATTTTATGATATTACTTAATGGAGTAATGATGTTTCCAGTAAGAACAGACGGAACATATCCATTATCTGGTATCAATAACACCAATCTTTACCCAATTGCTATGGGTAGAATTGAACCTATAACAAACTTTGCTTATGGAAAATCTATACCGTCTAAAACGAAAGTTGATCAGGCTTTATTCGACGAGATGCTTAAAGCGTTGGTTGTCAAAACACGAAAGTCTTATTATCCCCCAATGGCGAACAATACAGGGCAAACGTTATCAAAAAGAGTCTTGTGGGCAGGTAATATTGAGGATGACATTAATCCTGAAAAACTTACCCAAATAGGAACAAACTTAGGTGTTAGTGGACCGGAGTTCAATTCTCTTGGTTTTATCAAACAAATAATTGATGAGAAATCTGTAGCACCTATTATGGAGGGGATGGCAAATAAAGAAAGACAAACTGCTAGAGAAATTATTGAATTGAAACAACAATCAATGATGAAGATGGGATTGGCAATTGCAGGTGTTATTAGTCTTGAAAAACAACTTTGTAAACTACGATTATATAATATATTAAAGAACTGGACAGAACCTGTTAGTAAGGGAATAGAAGGTGTTAAGGGAGATTTATTTAGAACCATTACTGTTGATACTGACTTTGAAGATGGAGAGAAAGGTCAACGTATTATTAATTTTACAGAAGAATTACCACAAGATGATCAAGTTTTTGCAGAAGAACAAATTCTAAAGAAATTAAAGGGTAAAAATATACGTAAAAACTATATTAATCCTAAGATGTTACAAAACATAGAATATAATTGGAATTTAGAAATTACTCCGACTCCTAAAGATACTAATTCTTTAAGACAGGCACAATTTGAAGAAAGTGTACAGAAAGCATTAGCAATCTTTGCACCTCTTGGTAAACTTCCTAATTTAGATTATCTTGCATCAAGATGGGCAACAAATGCCGGAGAAAATCCTGATAAGTTCTGGGCTAAAGCACAACAACAAATGCCACAACCTGGACAACCTCAAGGACAACCTCAAGCACCTAATATGCCAGGAGGACAACCTAAAGTACCAATGCCAGATGGAAAACTTGCCGCACAATTAACAGGTGGATCAGCTATGCCAGGTCCAACGGTTAATACAATGAGTGGTGCATAATTTGACATTCAACAAATAGTTGTGATACTATTGGTTTATCGACTAATAGTGCGTTATCTATGATAAAGAATTTTATAAAATATTTGTTTGAGAAATATTGCCAAGATGAAAGGTCTATTTTTTATATTGAAGAACAAAAGTTTACCAAAGAAGAACTCCTTGTGATATATACGGAGTGTCTTTTGATATTA